AGCTGCGGCCAGCTCCGGGTTCCGGAGTTCAACCACCGCCCAATCATCTTTCTTGGCCGGGCTGATCAGCAATTTCTCCGGTCGGTTAAAGCAAGTCCAATTCATAAGGACTGTACTTAAAGAGGCCACCGGTAAGCCTATTTGATAAAGATCATTTCCCATTGATTTGCTTGTTTAAATTGATCTTTGAACCGTCATCGTACCCGGAACAATAGGCGGAAGTGTTCACTTTATTCCGGTTCTTGGATTTATGGGTGGTTGTGCCTATCGATTGAAAATAATCATCAATCAAATGGTTGTGACACAGCATCAGTCCGGTTTCCTCCGCTGTTTTCCGAATGCTCTCAAATTGTTTCCGCAAACCGGTGCAACATCCCAACAAATAAGATTTTATATAATTCCGTTTAAACTTCTTTGTCCGGTAATACCCTCTGCGGGTAGCCACATACTCGGTGCAACGTTCTACCGACAACCGGCGGAATACAGACCTCAAGTAATTATAAAGCGAGAGCACAACTTCCGCATTTTCCCGTGTACCGACTACCACCATGTAAGTCGTACCTCCATGCAACAAAATCCGGCAAAAATTATACTCGCATATAATCCGCAACAAATCCCTTTTCCAAATATTCCCATACGTGTCCTGATAGGTTATTTTCTCCGATTCAGTCACGGATATCATATTCTTTTGTTCTTCCGGGGTAACATCCATCAATGACAAGTTATAGGATGTCAGCAGCCGGTTTACAGCCTCCGCAGCTGCATGGGCTTCTCCCTCGGATCCGATTTTTATGGCGGATTCTTTTAACCGGAGCAGCTTTCTAATTTTCGCCAATATATTTTCAGGTACTTCTTTTTCCATCGTTCATTCTATTTTGCAGGTTTCCACTCGATAGTTATCACGGCATCGAGTTTACCGCTACCTTTGCAGACCGGGCAATCAACTTTCACCCGTTCCCGTTGTTCCTCTCCCCAAAAGAAACCGTTACCGTGGCAATAGCTACACCGGTGGCCTTTGCTGGAGATACTTTCTTTCTGATTTCCCTCCCCGATAAACATGGGAGGCGAAATCGTTATAACTTGATTATTTTTACTCATTTCCGTTCGTTTTAAGCGTTATCTCCCCAATATCTTACCGCACCCTCATCCCAAATTGTAAAATGCCCCACGGAGCCGAAAAAGCGGCCTTTCGAGAAAGCCCGAAACCCCTCCACGTAAATTTTCAGGGCGGCATCATACATCACTTTCTTTGCGCTCCGACCATCAGGGTTCCGGCCATCTGCATGGCTGATAAAAATCAGCAGCTTGTTCCGGTGCGCCTCCTTAAATTTGATGTATTCTTTATAGCTCATTTGGGTGTATTGGAAACTGTCAATGACGTAAAAATCGGGGCTTTTATGCTTATCCATTCTTTCACCAAGCTCGGACATCGGCTCACAGTCAAGCAGCTGGAAACGGCGGTTTACCTCGGCCATGTTGAAACGGCGGAGCGTGTTCTGCATGGTGAGGCTCGCACCCTCTTCGAGGCTGTCATAAGCCACCCGCCCAAACTTTGCCAGCTCTTTACAAAGCTGCATGACAAAGCTGCTTTTCCCGTTACCACTATTGCCCCAAATAAACCAAACGCCAATCCGTTCAGGCTCTCCGAAAGCGTCCGCCCATGCGCCTGTCAGCTTGAGCGTTTCTTTCTTCATGCTTACTGCTTCTGTTACCGATAATGCCCGTGCCATAAATCAATATCTGAAATCTGTAAAATGAATAATCACTCCCTCGAATGTGTTGGAGGTCTTAAAAAACCAGCTCACGAAATCATCGAGAGTCATCCCGTCATTAGCAGCCAGCTGCTCCACGTTTAGGATACGTTTTCCGTCTATGAAAACGGTCGGCTGCTCGATATCGGAGTCCCATGTCATTTGCACCTGCTGGATACCGATTTTCTTCAATCTTTTCACCTCCAGCTGCGGAGTGTGATAAGGACGGCCAATCCACCGGCGGATAGATAGCTCCGCATTATGGGAGTTGATAAGCTCCACGTTGTACGCCCATTTGCCCGGATCCTCACGAAACGTGTGGATCTTGGTTCCTTTAATTACTTTCTCAGGAAAGCCGGTGAGTTGGCCTCTTTTAAAATGGCCTACCGGAAACCGGCTTGCGAGTGGTAAAACAATTTGTTTCATATATATTCTCATTTGAATTGTTACTCCTTTGTCACTTTGTAACCTTTTTCTTTAAGGTACGTTGCTACATATTCATCGTTTCCGACATCTTTAAGGACATCGAAAAGGTAGGCACTTACATACTCGGCTATTGCATCCGCATTTGCGTAATCAATATTTTGCGAAATAAATTTCGCTTTCTCTGTTCTTCCTAAACCTCTAAAGACTTCTTCAATTTTGCTCATATATTTTTTGAATTACGTTCAAACGCCGTTCAACCAGCGTTTGAACAGGGTTTTATACTATTTCGCTGCCGCCACCTTTTTCTCCCGGTGAATGGCATCTTTCACGCATCGCAAATCAAACTCCGATTTTTCCGTCACATCGATCACGTTTGCAATAAGTTTTTTATCCATCAGTCCGTTGGCTTGGCAAATGGCAAATACATCATTATGGGAGGTTGGTTCCAGCTCAAAGAACTTACGCCCAATGCGGGAATAAATCTCGTTATAGCCTTTCCGGTTGTGGTTCAAACCGCAGTCAATACGATGCTGGATGTAATCGGTGGATAAGAAAGTAATCCCGCATTTGCCCTCCAGCCGGTTATACAGGTTGATAAAGTAGTGAAACACGTTATCATTCAACTTATCACCCTCATCGAACACCAAAAGTGGATTTTCCATCTGTATGATGCTCTCGATGGCCAAGTCCAATATTTCACGGATACGCATCCCGCAAGTCTTAAAACCGAGTTTACGGGCGATCTCCCGAACAAAATCACCTTTCCGCATATCCTCATCACAAAGGATGACGAACACCTCATGATTCTTTTGTGCGTACATGGTGGCTGTCGTTGTTTTGCCACATCCCGCACCACCCACGATCCAGCGGACTTTTTTAAATTCCTGCGCATCGCTCAGGGCATACCATATCTCCTGAAAGGAGTTCGTTTCCACGAGCTGCCAACCGGTGGCCGCAGCTGCAGGGGTTATCTGAGAGATGATATTGCGGAACATATCATCACTGATACTCTCATACTTGCCGTTAACCACGGCACTCAATGTCCCGGCAGATACGCCGTTCAAACTTGCCGCAGCCTTTTTTTGGCTGGAATACTTTGCTGCATATACCCGGAGAGCTTCACGGATACTGTCTTTCTCTTGCTGTGTCATTGTACTGTTCATTTTATTTAGAATTATAATTTTCCTGCTACTTTCTTTTCATTCAGGCGGATGTCACCATTCAGCTGGTCAAACGTGATGTTGCTTATTAGCTTTGTCACCTTACCGGCGGAGAGCTGTTCCGGATCCTGACTGTACCGGCGGACTCGGCGTTCAATTTCACGCTCCGTTTCGCTCTTTGCACCTTTCAATTTCGGACGTTTGAGTCCCTGTTGTTCCATACTCACGCCGTGCGCCTGCTCGATGATACGTGCATCAACCTGACGCTCGATGCGATCCTCCGTGTTCGCCTCTATATTCCGGCGGATAAAGGACATTTCGCCCTCGGTCTGTTCCTGAATATTCCGGTGGATGACGATATAAGGCTCTGCAGTTCGTACAAATCGCAGCTCTCCGGCTTTATCTTTCTTGTATAGCCGTACCGAAGTATGGTCATAAGGATCGTACATGGTGTAGAACTTTTGCCCTCTGTTTTTTCTTAGGAATTCATGGTCGGGAACACCCGGAACCTCGTAAACCTCGTATGTAAACTCACGTTTTTTAATGGTTATTTTCAGACCGTTATCTGTGTAAGTGGAGGGTTTATCAGTCATCACCCAAAACATCTCGATCATGTCGAGAACACCCACTGTCGGGGTATCAGGGTTCACGCTATTTTGGTACATCTCGATGCGGTTCACCCCGGTAGCAAAATGCTTGCTTTCGTTCCATTCTTTCCGGGCGGCAGCGTATGCTGCTTTCAGTTCGGCCAAAGTGTAAAGTTTATCCTTGTTCGCCTCGATACGCTCTAAATTCGGGCGGCTCGTGTCCTTTTTGGTGGTGATATTTTGACCGGTGAACCTCCAATCCTTATGCAGAACCTCAGCCTGAAAACGTCCGAAAACGCTCTCTATCGTTTTGGATTGCCCGCTGTATGGAGCCGTGGTTCTATGAACATGGCCGACAATCTTATCAAAGAAATGGCTATTCTGCAGTTTCTTGTGGCCTCCCTGATTATCATGCACCAGCTCGTAAGGCTTATGACCTGATACCTGAATGGCCATGCGGTAGGCATTATATTGCGCCTCGTAGTCCTCGCTGTCTGAAATATGGTATCCCAAAAATACCTCCGAATAAGCATCGATGACCTCGTAAACCTGAGTGGTACGAACCACCAGCTTACCGTCCTTGTCATAGTCTTTATAGTACAAATTGATTTTCGTACCATCACCATACCACAAGGAGTCACGCATCGAGGGAAGCTCGGTTTTATTCTTGCGGCTGTAACGCTGGTGAGCTTTCAGCTCCCCGTGAACGGCATCGTACCATAACGGTTCGATGTCAGGACGGTTCAGGAATTGCCGGAGGCTCTGAATGCTCCGGAGCTGCTTCCAACCTTTCTCATCTGCAATCCGGTTGAATTCCACGAATATTTGAGCATCTGTATAAACGGGAACGCTGCTCCGCTTTAACGCTATAATCATGTTACCGGCTTCCTCGGTTATTTTCAGGGTATTGCCATTTCCCATTTTCTTGCTGATCAAGCAGGAGTAACCCTCTTTTTTGTATTGGTTTATTTTGTCTTTCAGCCGGGCGGCGTTTTCAGGTAGCGTATGGCCATAAGAGTCACGGAGGCGGTCTGCCGTTCCGATAATCGTTTCCCATACTTTCTTTGTACTTCCACCCAAAGCCTTGCGATAGCCCTCCCGGTCATTCAGGATCGATATCAACTCGTTCAGTACTGAGGCGTTGATGGTATATTCAGCTTTTTTGGGTTCTGTGAGACTTACTAACTCCCCGGCCTTATCATACCGGTAATCCTCAAAGAATATCCGGGCTGCTTCATCTATTTTAAGCCTGTTTTTCATACACTTCTCTTTGATTAACTCCACCGGATCCCCATACTTTTGCTCAAAGCGGATCCGGTAACGTTCAGGTAAGGACAAGTAATCAATAAGAGCGTAATTATCAAGACCACCGCCTCTATTAACCCGTTGAGCCTTACCTCTCCGAATTAAAGAATAAAGCGTCCATAATGAAATCACCGGTTCTCCATTTTCAGAGCTGGTTAATTCCTGAACTGTTACGCATACTATTTTATTGAAATACTCCATTATTTTAAAATCTTAGTCCCCGGAGGCGGAATCGAACCACCTCAAAAGACCGTCCGGGATTCACCTATTTTAAATATCTTTGTCATCGGTTGAAATTGGTACTTTTTTAATCAGACGGGCGGCATTAGCAAAATTCAAAACCACCACTATAATCGCCCAAATCGGACTATCATCTGTTATACACAAAAAACAGAAACTCAAGCAGAAATACCACACATAAAACTTTTGCTTTGTAGTCAAAGAGAAATACTCTTTAAACTCATCTCCCAAAAGGAGCAAAAACATCCTTTTCATGCCGTTTCCTTTTGATCACCGATTTCAACGCCTCCACGTTCAATGGCTACCTTTCGGATTAATGTAGCCTTAGAACTATTACTCAAATAATTCAATGCCTTATAAACGGCCTGCCTCGTCACCTTAAAATCTTTTGAGATTTGGGATATTTTCCCGTACTCAACTACAATTCTCTTTTTCATGTTTTTCTTATTTAATGGTTTCAATAGTAGGATCACTAAACCAAGTTTTCAGCTGTGCCTTTGCATAGGCCATAGAACACTCTCCAACTGTCGCTATCACCATAGTTCTGTTATCAATAGCGTAAGCCGCCATTTCTTCATCTATATTTATTTCAGAAATAAAATCACTTACTTTTTCCCATTCCGAAAAATAGATTTGTACCTTAATTGCTTGCAT